CTGGAGTGCTGTAACCACGTTCTGGATCAAAGTCTACCTCAATGTCGAAGAAGCAGATGTTTAGTTTAGGTCCATCTTGATTAAGATAGTTTTCGCTTAGATGTACGAAAATTGGATTGATGTCACTTTCGTAAAGTTCCTTGCCACTGTTAATGGCTTGTTCTTTTCTAAAGTCTTTGGTGTTTTTGCATACTATCCTAGTCAGTGGATCCCCATGAATACTGGTAAACTTACCTTTTGGATCTGGATAGTAAAATGTGTAGCGTACCGGATGTTCTTTAAACACACGTTCGCCTTGCTCGTTGCGCTCGACAACTTTGATGATATCATTCTCTCTGTCAAAGAGAGCATCTACGTAACTCATATTTTTATTTTTCTCCTATGCCATTTAGGGCTGGCAAATACCTGTACTGTCATTTATGGCTGACTAAACCATCATCTTATTGAATACTTATCAGTCTTGCCAAGGCAATGACGTCGATAGTGACTAACAACAAATAGTTAGCAACCATACCGGTACTGCGCCTTGTCCAAGCGGCCCAACCAAATATGGCACATTGGGTAATAAACAACGGATATAAGATTAAAAAAGGTGGATTAGGTAGTGTGATACCCATCCATATAGCACAGACAATACTCATGGCCCATGCAGTAATTTCAAGCACAAATCTCAAAGGCCAAGAGGTAAAGTCCTCTTTGGCCCAGTTTACTGTGTTGTTAACAGCAGTTAAAAATTGATTCATTACTTGTCTTTACCGACAGTGACAATAAGAGTTTCCAAGTCGTCAAAGTCGCTGAACACATCATTCCAATTACCCTTGTGTGCAATTGAAATCGCTTTATTGATAAGTGCTGGTTTGATGTCGAGTTCTTCTGCAACTGCTTTAACAGTTTCTTTTAATCCTTCAGACAAACTTTCAATTTCATATTTGATTTGAACACCTTCGTTGACAAGGCGTTCTAGTTTGGCTTTTTCTTCAGGCCCGTAGGTTCTACTGCTCATTAAAATCTCCTTAATAACAAAAGTAATTATACTTTATTTAGAAATATTAATCAAGCATTATTGCTTCTTAACTTAGCCAAACCTAGTAGATTAAAAATTTTAAACCACATCCAGCCAATATCGAATTCAAACCAACGACGGCTTAGTTTGGGATTAGCAGGATCCAAGTGGTGATTGTTGTGTAGTTCTTCACCGCCAATTAGTATTCCTATTGGGCTAACATTGTGTGAATGATCTTTAGTTTCACCGTTGCGATATCCCCACCAGTGTCCAACACCGTTGATAAAGCCTGCGGCCCAGAAAGGTATCCATAGCATTTGGACACCCCACACTACAAATCCCCATGGCCCAAAGAACAATAGATCTATGATCAGCATTAAAAGAATGCCAAGGCGATGGTGGGGTGTATAAAGTTTACGTTCGATCCAGTCTTTAGGAGTACCCATGCCGTATTTTATAACCATGTGAGCATCACTGCCTGCTCGGTTGTAGAATTTAACGCCTCCAAAGACTAATTGCCAAATTCCATATACGTGCGGACTATGTGGATCGCCTTCTACGTCCGTGTTTTGATGATGTTTGCGATGTATGGCTACCCACTGCTTGGTAGTCATGCCTGTTGTAAGCCATAACCAAAAACGCATAAAGTGACTTAATACGGGGTGAAACTCAAGCCCTCTGTGAGCCTGACATCTGTGTAAGTATAGTGTAACACATACTATTGTGATATGCGTCATCACCAACGTTGCTATAATTTTATCCATACAATATTTATCCATAAAAATAGGGCTTGCGCCCTACTGCTGGTTACGAATTCCAGCGGTACCTTATCTTGTACCCGATTTAATTCCAGTACTTAGAAGAGTCTAGTTTGTCCCAATACTCTTTGTTGTTGCGGTTGATGAAGTTTTTAATTAGATAAGCCGCCATTCCAAAGTAGCCCATCTTCTTAAATCTGCGGCTGTCTTGTCCAAAGTGGTGATTAAGTATTCGAAACTTTTTAGTACTGTACTGCCTTGACAAGAAGAAATCTTCGCTTGTGGCAAACTTTTCTGGAAAGCCTCCGTATTCCTCAAAACGATCTCTGCGTGTAAGCATAAACGCACCCACAGCAAACGGGCTGAAATATTTCAGCACATTGTTTATCGCATTAAAAATACTAAATCCAATCTGTGCTACAATGTTTTTATCATAACATCGAGCATTCAACCCAACAAGGTCTAAATCTTTAGATTCGAGTTCAGCAACAGCATCTCGAATAACATTGTCTTTGAAGAAGCGTACATCACTGTCAATGAAAAGAATGTACGGAGTGGTCACAAGTTTAGCACCATTATTCTTAGCAATGGATACAGGACCGCCTTCAATAACTTCTACGTTCAATTCGCCTTTCATTATTTGAATAACTTCGCGAGTATTGTCTGTAGAGCAATCTGCAATAATAATTCTAGTCTTGCCTATGCCTTGCTGACGTAGGTGCATTAATAAATGTGCAATGTATTTTTCTTCGTTCTTACAAGGAACTACTATGGTAATTTTATCACTAAGTTTCATTTCTTTACACACTTTCCTTCGATTTTAAATTGACTAAATTTTAACCAATATGTCATAGTTTGTAGACTTTGTTCACAGGCCTGTTGATTCTGGAATATCAATTCTATTCGTCCCGGCACGTCTTGCGGATTGTTTGCGTGTACCGCTATTAGCATCAATATCCACATTGTCGTTCTCCTTGGTCCAAGTTACAATTTCCCAACGACCGTCATGATGTTCTACAAGTGCTGTACAACTTTCAACCCAGTCACCGTCATTCATATATACGATATCATCTATTATCTTTATTTCTGCGTGGTGTATGTGTCCGCATATAACACCATCAAAGCCACGCTTCTTGCAGTATGCTACTAAGTTACGTTCAAACTGAAATATAAAGTCTACGGCTTTCTTGACTCTTGCTTTAAGATACTTAGATAAACTCCAGTATCCAAAACCCATTCGGTGACGTAGCCAATTAAACTTACTATTGGCGGATAATATAAAATCGTAAGCCTTGTCGCCAAGGAATGCTAACCACGGAGCAAGACGAGTAATGCCATCAAATAAGTCGCCGTGTGTGACTAGGTAATGTTTAGTGTCTACACCAATGTGTTCAAATTGATTAACCACTTCTACGTTGCCAAAGTTAATACCGTAGGGCATTAAAGGTCTTAAGAATTCGTCGTGATTGCCTGCTACGTAGATTACTCGTGTGCCACGTTTAGCGTGTCCAAGTATACGGCGGACAACGTTGGTGTGCGATTGTTTCCAACGCCATTTGTTTTGTTGTATGCGCCACACATCTAATATATCTCCAACGAGATAAAGTGTTTCGCATGTGTTGTGTTTAAGAAAGTTGTTTAACTTGTCTGCTTGACTATCTCTAGTGCCTAAGTGTACATCACTAATAAAAATAGAGCGATAAGTTTTCTGCATAGCAGTATTTATCGCTCTAACGTGTGTGTAAGATTACAGTTCGATTAAATCTGTACCAAAGTCCATTTGTGTGTAAACGGTTTGCCTTCGGCCTTGTGTTTCGCAATCTTGCGGAATTCTTGTTGTTTAAGTTCCGCAATCTTTTTGGCATCGTGGTCGACGCAAGCCTTGTACAGTTCAACTAAAAGTTTTTTCTGTTTCATGGTTGTGTCCTCCTGACAATTATTTAGCCGTAAAAAAATGCTCACTTTCGAAGTCTACGGTAGCGAATCGCTTTCTTCGCGCCAGCAGCCGGCGCACACTTACGGTAACAAGTACCGGTCCTAAGGTGTGTCTGGGTCGTAAGGCAAGCCTGCTAGTCCGCAGCCAAACCTTGCTAATGTTTCAATGATTGCCGTAAGGATTTCTTGGTAGGTCATTGCCATTATCTTCTGGTAGAACTTGATACTGTTCTTCTTTTGGTGGAGTTGGAGTTGTGTCTCTTTTTAATTCTTCTTGAGCACGTTTGATATAGTCTGCTAGTGTTTTATCTAATATCATTTTAGTGTAGCCCTTAGCATCCATGAGTGTTTGCGGTGTGCGTCTAAACGAGCGGCAATAAAATCTGACAAACCGTGTTCGTGTTCACGCTCGGATAAATCAAATACCAATTTAAGTATATTGGCCATCTTTTCTGAATCTTCTAATAATTCTCTAGTCATGTCTTCTGCACTAGGCACATCAGTTTCATCTTCAATTCTAGATAGCATGGATAATCTTTCAAAACTTCCAGGTGTATATGCACCAGTCTTGCGAATATTTTCTGCAAAGTCGTCAATGCTACCATAAACTTCTTCGTAGATTCTTCCAAATAGTGCGTGGAACTGTTCAAAGAACATTCCTTCCACATTCCAATGAAAGTAGTGTGCCTTTAAATAAAATGAAAATTCGCTGGCAAATGCAATTTTAAGTGCTTTTCTTAAATCATCCATATTATAACCATTCTCTATTTTTCTTAGTAGACCAGCCAGTAGCACCTAAGTCAATGGGCTGTGGCATAGTGTACAGTTTATTCTTCCAGTTATCTACAAAAAGTTTTGTATTTTCTGTTACTCCAGTATTTAGCCAATTTACCTTGGGCTGTATGTACTTTTCAATGTATTCTAAATGTTCGTGTGGCAGCGGATGCCATTCTTCTAGCGTATCCGTGGGATTTTCGGGAGGGAAACTGCGTATGCGATTACGCTTGACGTCATCGTCTTGTAGCATTAGACCAAGGCTTTCCATCATTGACGGGCCGTCAAATTCTAGGTTATACACAGCACTGACTTTATCTACACCACGATCACCACCGCTCATAGGTAAAATACTAAAATGATATTGATTTACGCCCAGTGCTTGCAGACTTAAACGAGTAGACTGCACTAGTGCTTGATCTCGCATAGCATAATATTTTGCGGATCCAAACCCGTTTACTGTACCGTCTTTGTATTGTGTTTGTTGAAAGACAAATCGTGGCGTGTGCCATCCTAATTTGTCTGTATGACTGTCTTCTCTGAAGTAGTTGCTCCAGCATACAAAGACCCAATCATCCTTGCCTAGAGTATTTCTTGCATGACATTCTTGAATTTTGTTGGCAATGTATAAATTACCTTTGCCGCAACTGCCCCAGTTTTCTCCTAGGTGTCCTTGTTGTTCTGCATTGTGAATTAGTATGTCAGCCCAAGTAGGGTAAAAGTAGTGTGTAAAACTACAACCAAAACTCCATACTCTCATACATGAATATTATGCAACTTGTGCTACTGCATATATTGCCGACACTAACATAGTTTTTAAATGTATGTCATCGGCTTCGCTTTCTAACTTGTCTGTTCTAACTAGGTCTAACATTAGTTCTTTAAACTCGTCGTTGCTGATCTGTCCTTGTTGAAAGGATTCGCACATCTGTAATGCCATAGCGGCTCTTTCAGCGGCCCACGGACGGTCACACTGCGTCAATTGTTGTAACTGTTCAATCATTAGAATCTCCCCAATATAGCACTAGCGGCTTTTTCTGCTTGGGTAGTCATTACTTTCTTTTTAATTTCGCAATAGGTTTCGCTACCCTGCTTTTCATTACTACGTTTATAAAAGTCATCTACAGTTTCCTGCATAGGCTTAACTAACCTAAGAACATCATTTTGTCTCCAACCTTTACTGTCGCTGTAAAGTTGGAACCAATCTAAGTTGTCTTTGATACGTTTTACTTGTGGTGCGTGTGTTTGTTTGCAATCCAATTGTGCTACACTTTGACGCACATCGATAATACGTGCGGATTGATTTGGATCGCTGAAACTGGGAACCCAATTTTTTACAGAAGCACAACCGGTAAGTAAGACTACTAAAGATAGTGCGACTAGTTGTTTCATTTTCTTAATCTTCCTAGTACCGGATCATTTGTAGGTGTGTTAAAAGGATTATTAAATTTTGATGGTGTTGCAGGACTCGGTCTTTCAGTTCTTGTAGGAGCAGACGGAATTGATGCGGTACTAGAGCCACCGAACTTTTCAAGATTAAGATCTTTTAATACTT